TTGCTGCTCGTTTTTGATCTTCTGGTGACAGTTGCCCCCACCACTTCTCCATATTGTCTGGTTGTTTATCTATTTTTCCACCCTTTTGTTTAAACTTATGTAAGGCTAATGCTCTTTTTAATGCATCTTTATTATCTTCATCGACTTCTACTTCTTCTATTTCTTTTAAGTATTGTTTAAATTTTTTCATTTTTCTTTATCGTTTAACATTTTTTGAAGTTCTGCAGTACTGCCGATAAATAATGCATTTGTTACACTATTGGGACCAGCGTTTGTTTCTTGTGTGATATCTTTTACCTGTTTATGAACATTTACTAAATTTTGGTTTTGTTCACCTACTGTTTTAATCAATTGACCAACAACTTCAAACATTCTAGCATTACCACTATCTCTCGCATCTTGTAATAAATCTTCAATGGCATCCTGCCCTCTTTCAATAATATTGTATATATTTTCACGGGCATACTTATAATCAGTATTCAAATCATTTTCGTTTGATACAACCATTTTTCTTTCAACTGGGGTTTTAACAATAGAGCCAGAAGGTATTTCTAACAATTCGTCTAATTTATCTTCAAAATTTTTCATTGTAATTTATATTATCCATAAATTCCTGTTTCAGTATCATAATCAACTGGTGGATTATAAACAGTTATTGTAGTATTTGCATCAAAATCATCTCCCGGAGTAATATATGTATTCGCTCCTCCTTCAGGAACAACTGTAATTTTACTGATTATATTACCAAGGCCCAATTCAGTTTCACTTGCTTCGGTTATAAGATGATCTCCCGTTTCTAGTTGAAAATAATCTTCTGAAAAATTTGTACTAGATTCTAAAGAAAATCTTTCAAATACTCCAGTTGAAGGCGTCTCGGGAACAGTTTCTTTAAATGCAATTTCGACTGATTTAATAATTGATTGACTAGATTTGACATCAGGATAGATGAATCCTTTTAACATAAAGTTTATTGTCCAAACAATTGTTCTTCTAGCAGAGAATTCTCCTTCATAAGAATCTTCACTTGTTGCGCTTTGAAGTACAATAGGAATATCTAACTTGATACCCATCTCTGTTAAAATATTTACGCTTACATTAAACTCTGGAGTAAAGAATGGTAGAACTTGTTCTAATATTTGAGTGCCATCTTCAGCATTTTCTACAAATGCATATAAAGAAAAATCAAGAATATATGGTGAAGGATTAAACATTTTTTTAATGTTTCTTTCACCATTAATCGTTTCTTTATGAGTTAATGTACCTATTGTATTTAATTTTCTAATAGGATCATAAGCTATACCAGTCATTTCAAATCCTATTCTAGGAAGTTGAATAGCAACTTGTCTGTCTAGCGAAGCATCTTGATTTATTCTTGTAAGAAATTTTTGTTTTGGTCCATAGGATATCGGTACTTTTTGACGAGATAATACATTACCGCCCGAGTCCTTTTTTTCAATATTAATATCATTAAATAATGTTCCAAACAACGCAACATATTTTCTTATTGTTTGATGATAAAAAGTTTGTCCTAACATAACACTCCATAAAGATTGTAATATTATTTAGTTGTATAAATAGTCTTATGGCACTTACAATAAAAACTCAAGGCGAAAATATAACAATGCATCAAGGTAATAACTTTGAAAAAGTTTTTACGGCTAAAGATGCAAACAATTCAAATGTAACCATAAGTACTGGTACTTGTGCTTCTAAAATGAAGAAGAATCATACAACTACTAATACTTCTTGGATAATGTCTTTCACGGCGGCAGTATCTGGCAGTAATGTTACCATAACTGCTAATGCTACTCAAACAGCAAATATGTCTTCTGGATTATATGTTTATGATGTTGAATACACCCAAGCGGATGCTGTAACAAAGGAAAGGATAGTTGAAGGTATGGTTACAATTCTTGCAGAATCCACAACTTAAAAATTATTTTCACTAAACGGATTTCCCTCAGAGAAATCAATAATAGAATCTGCTTCAGTTTCAATAGTTATATTATTTGCAGAAGCATCATTAACGAACACTTGTGTATCAGGTGTAGTTCCAACTGTAAAATATGCTCCGCTTGTATTACCGACAACATTTTGAGATGTAGTAAAAGTACCATTCAAATCTGTTAATTTCAATACTCTATCAGTAGAATTCCAAGATATTACTCTTCCCTTTGTATTTGCAGAACTTTCTGTGCTTCCAACATATACATATTCATCATCTACATAATTTCCTGAACCCCCCGAATCAAGAGTTACTTCTATTGCATAAGCATATTTGTCTTCTACTTCATCTATGTCCTCAATACCAGTATCAATTCTTTGATCATCATATTGAAATAGTTCACACGTTAAATCAAATATTGGTAATTTACCAAATTGATAAAACATAGATTCATGTTCGACAAATCTAACTTCGTATAATTTTTTATTTAAAGGAAAAAATATTACATCGCCTTCTCTTGGCCTATCATAACCAGTATCTAAATTTTCCCATCGTCTTCTAGCTACAGAAAAAACTACTTGATCTCTTATTTCTAATCCAAATCTTGAAATAAAATCACCTTCTCCTTCAAAACCATCAACAGATTTAACATACATTTCAATTAAATGCGATTTACTAAATTGAGATATTGTATCTTCACCATAAAGTATATCTTCATTCATGTATTGTCTTGGAAGATAATAGTTATCTATTCCAAAATTTTTTATCGATTCGATAATTAAATCTTGGTGTAAATTTTGTTCTGCAGTATTATTAAAATGATTAAAATAAGAATTAGTAGGCATTATCCCGGACCAACCATAAAGTCAACTGGTAATTCGTATTTAAGAGATGCTTGTTCTTCTGTTTCTCTTAATTCTGTTATTGCTTCTTCAAATAGTGATCTTCCATTTAAGGTCGTTCCTCCTGGAAGCTGTACACCTTCATATTTTATTAAATTAGCCCCCCATTGTCTCTTAAAAAGGGCTGTAACATATCTCTTTAAAAACATATCATTATATACATCTGTAAATGATGTAGGATCAATTATTCTATAACACTCTACTACAAGATATTCATCGACTTCAACATCATTATTCCAATCCATGTCTATATGTAATCGATTTTGATGTCTATTAAATCGTAGAGGTTTTTTTCCCACGAACATGTCATTCAACAATTTTAAATGTTGCATTGACATTTTATAATTTATTATAGAAGTAGCAGTAAGATAAGGCATTTCATTTAAATGAAATTGATATCTAAATGAAAACAAATCGCTTGATGTCTGTCCTCCACCAGTATCCTGTATATCAAAAATACCAATCACACCAATTATGGAGTCATTTAGTGTAATATAATGATTGTCCATATCACCAAAAGTAACTAACGATGCATCAGTATCCGCTACCGCAGTTGATGAACTTGAACTTCCAGTTATTGTTTCGCCATTTGAAAAACTAGATGTAACATCATTATTTGAAATTCCATTCGTATCGTTATGTGATTTGAATGTTATAATAGTAGAATTTGCCGAAACTACAGTTGCAGTTGCATTTGATGTTCCACCAGTTATTGTCTCGCCATCAGTAAAACCTGTTCCAGAAATAATTTTAACAGTTGAGCCAGTAATTTGATGTATGTTATACATTCTTTCAACACCATCAAAATGATATTCTTGAAAAAACTGTAGTCCCTCATCCATTCGATCTTCCAGTTGATCATCTTCTACATTTATTTCAATAACTGGTTGTCCCAATGTTCTAAGACAATATTGTTTTAATTCTTCTCTTGTGCTAGGTTTTGCCATTTTACCTTACGTTGTATTTAAAACTGTTCCAGTGGTGTCTCTCACACCTAATCTACAATTAACAGTAACAGTAGAATTTGAGGATAATATCGAAGGACCCCCGAAATTAACTGTTCCGTTCGCTAATGTACTAAAAATATCTGCAGTTGAATTTGCAAATTGAACAACTTTTGTTCCCCCTATAACAAGAGCGGAGGTTGAAACCTGTAATCCTGTCAGGTTTGCATTCTGTACAATAGAAATGCCCTTTCCTCCATCTGCTGTAACTTTTAATCCTGTAGTTCCAGTAGCACCTGATGCATCTTGTAATATATCAACAACCGCTCTAGTATCAGTAGAACTATTATTATCTGTTATAGCAAGCATAGAACCTGTCATAGTATGAGAAGTTCCTGTTACAGCACCATGTATTAGTGACATTGCATGACCGGTAGTCGTATTAGCCCGTAACTCAAAAACATTTGCAGTACACCCAGCAGTATTCGCATCAATACGAATTCCTTGTTGATCAGCATCATTTAAGTCCACCCAAATTCCTGTTGTGCCATCAGTCGACCCTACGTTTACATGTAATTTGCCCGACTGAGTTCCTATTGTGTCTCCGCCAACAATTTGCATATAACCACCATTCTCATTACCAAATACAACTGTATTTGCACCATCTGTGACTAGATGCATACTATCTGTTAAATGATTATAAATTAAAGCTCCCCTGTCAACATCATCAGGATCACCAAATGCAATAGCACCATTTGAGGCATTGTTTGAAAGTAATGTCATACCAACTGAAGTGTTTCCTTCTAACACCACATCATCTGTGGACACCTCAACTGCGGTAGCAGTAGTCGATCCTGCCGCAAAATCTGTTCTTATATGCAGTCTTCCTTTAGATGAAGTTGCAGAAATTGGAGTTGTTGTATATTCTGGAAAATTACCAATAGCCACATTAGCAGTACCCACATCTGTTCCAAAAATAGGACCAATATTAGCTACAAGGGCAGAAGCCGTGTTAACAGATATATTTGCAGAATGGGTAAGTCCTCCAATTGTAGTTGGAGTATTATATGTTCCATTATTAAAAGATGCACCAGTAAATATGTGAGGACCCGCAGAGGATACTGTAATAAGACTATCCGCATCAGTAATGTTAACATTTACATCATTAATCGTTCCCCCGTTAATAGTAGCCAAGGTAACCGTTCCTAAATCGGTGATAGTTGCGCCTGTGAAAATAATTGAAGAAGCCCCATTTGCTCTTAATGTTTGACCATTTAAATTTATTTCACATTCATTTATTTGGGCTCTTTCGATTTTACTATCAGGACTAGCACCAGAAATAGTTGCGGCACCGTCTTCAACTAATGCAAATTTTTCGACTGTTCCTAAATCTGAAGTGGTTGCTCCAGTAAAGTCTACAGTACCTCCTGAAAACAATAATTTAGAACCAGTTACATTTGCACCCGTAACAATATTTGCACTTATTGTATTAATCAAAAGTCCACCAGTAGTATTAGCAGAAATCAAATTAGATGCTGGATTGTCATCTGAATTTTGATTCAATACTGTAATAACCTGATTTGTTTTTGAACGCCATTGCTCAAAAGTATTGACCAATTCTACACTAGTAATACTAGAATCAGATATTGCCATCTTTATCCTTACTTAACAATTCTAAAATTTTGTTTACATTTTTCTTTATATGATTCATTTCATTTTTTAAAGTATTTATTTCATTTGCATTAGACATTATCGTATTTGTTTGTGATACTTTTTGTCTATGTTTCAATAAAGCCGATTGATCTGTTGCAATAAGAGCATTGGAATACACATCTCTATGATATCTTGGATCGTCTGTTTTTACTATCAAGGTGTTCCCTCACTATCAAGAGCAATTGCACGTAAACTAACTATTTTAGGTATTCCTATAAAAGAATCTTGTGCTACTCTATCTAAAGTCATAACCAATTTAATTGAAAACGTTCTAAATTGATCATATTTTGCACCGGTGCCAGCTAGATAAGTAATTTTTTCATCTGTAGTTTTAAATTCAAAACGTTTAAAGTCGTCTTCATTTAAAGAATAGGTAGTGCTTGCTGTTTGCTGTTCCATAAGATACCATGCTTTTTCATCAAAAGGCTCGGAATCATCACTAGAAAGAACCTTGTAATAAACATGGATGTTAGATCCTCTAGGCTTATATGCATCCATATATATTTTAAGATCGGTTGCATCAAAACTCTCTTCTAATGTTACTCGCCTTGAAATATACCTAGATGTTAAATTACCACCAGAAGAAAATGATGCTACATTAGTTGTTTGAACATTTACAGTACTATTAGCACCTTCACCAACAATACTAATAGTCGCGGCTGTTGTCATTCGTACATTATCAGAAACAGAAACAGATCCTCCAACATCCCAGTTAGTAATTGTTGGTGTAGAAATATATCCCGAACCACCATGTTTAACCGAAACTTGATTAATAATACCATTTGCGTGAACATTAGCGGCTATTGTTGCAGTATTTGAACCAATATCAGGAGCAGATACTACAAATACACTTGTATTACCTTCTGATGCCACATTACTTGATGTATCTCCAACTTCTGCGCCAAAATAACCACTACCAAAATTAGACACAACAATATCGGAATTTGATAAACTTCCATTGTTAATAATATTTTCAATAGTAATAACACCAGTTCTTTGGTCGTCTAATATTGGAGATATTAAAGTATTCGCAGTTTCGAAATAAGCATTAATTGTAAAACTATTATTTGCGGCTTGCGGATATGTAATTTGCTTTTGTTTTTTGAAATCTATATTTTTATTTTCTTTAAATTTTACTAAAGAACCTTTTGTTGATCCTGCTAAATCTGTCGCATAATAATTAAAACTAGTAAAAGTATTTGCAAAATTAATAATTTCTGTCGATACTTTAAAGGTATCTATAGTTGTATTTGAACTTGCGTTTCCACTTGAAACATCAGAATTATCTAATCTAACATATGCATTCGATGATATAAACTCGCATCTATCCAGTTGAAACATTAAACCCTGATCTAATACTTCATTCCAAGCTCCTACATTTGTGGGCTTGAAAAAACTTCCAACATATGGTTGTTTTGTTATTTTTTTAGAAGTTCCAGTATGATAGGCACCATATTCAAAACCATAAAGTTTATATGCACTACTATTAGTTGTTACGCAAATTGCATATTCGTCTGGAGCAAGAAAAATAGGATGATCAAATTTAAACATCGTTCTTGTGCCCACATCCGTATCACTTTTATTTGCACTATAGGAGTTTCCTAAAAATCCGTCAGGAAACCCTCCACTAGTATTTGCTACTGGGGTGCTTGTATTTGCAGTAATTTTTCCAGGAGTCAAAATAACTTCACTTCCTGGTATAATCAAAGAGGTACTTGGCATCCCATTAATTATAGGTCTAAGTTGTACATTTACAGGAGGCCTATTTCCTACTGATGCAGATTTTTCATTAAAGAATAATGTTACAGAATCAACAAAAAGTCCTGTGGGATATTGATTTTTGTCAATAAAGAAAGTTTGTGCCATAGGATTCATATAATCCGTAGACTTAGACTGCCTTCCATCAGAAGTTGATCTCGTAACTCTTTCTTCTTTAATATTTTCTCGTCTAGAAATGAGAGGTCTGGGAG